AAGCCCTATCTTTTTTATTAGCTCTTTTACTTTATCTTCATTGTAAAGTTCTTCTTCTTTTGGCTTTTCATTTTTAGGTTCATAAGTAGGTGCTTCAATGTTCTTTGTATATACTTCTTCTTCTTCTTTTACATCATCTTCATTTTGCCATACATCTAAACCCCATTCAGCAAGTTGTACGCTATCCCATTCATTCGCCAACATATCCCATTCCCATTCTCCAAAGCCTACATTGTCTTTTACGATAAACTCTTTCTTTTGTTCTTCAGTAAGTCCTTCAGCTACTTCTATCCATACTTCTTTTAGCCCTGCATCTTTACTTGCCTTCAATCTCATATTGCCACCTAGCACCATCATATCTTCATCAACTACAATTGGTCTTAGCTTTAACATTTCAGGAAATTCCTGTATTGACTTTACTAGCTTTTTAAATTTATCGTTTTTTATTATTCTAGGATTGTCAGGGTTTCCCTTTACTTTACTTATCTTAACTTGTTCTTTCATAGTATATAATAGAATTTTAATTAATTTATTTAGTAGTCTTCATTTACTCCTCTTGTTCCTATTAGCTTTTCTTTTGCTCCTGCCCAAAGCTTGTCTCTTTGCTTAGTTAGACTTGGCTCAGTTCTTTTAAGGTTAGGCATACCATCTGTTGGTTTGCTATCCATATATTTACCACATTCACAGAGTGCTTCCTTAGTTACCCATTCACCATCTCGGTAAACTATTGTAGCCTTTCCTATTTCCATAGTCTTTCCACATTCGCAAGTGTATAGTGTCATCTCTTTAGTTTATCTAATTCAAACTCTAGGTGATTGATTGCTTTCTGTATGCACTCAATAGGACTGTCGTGTTTCCTTTCTGCTCTTAGTAAATAAGTAACAGCCGTTCCTGTATTGTAACTGAGTTCAAAGTCCTCTATAACTTTACGAGCTTCATAGCCGTATCTTATTCCTTTGTAGTAGCTAGGTATTCTATTGTCTTTCATTTAGTCTATCGTTTTCTAGTCCTCCTGTTAATGTTTCTACTTTATCAATTCTGTAGATTATCTTGTTGTTTCTTTTGGCTCTTATCTTGCTTTCGATTATACTCATTGCAGTAAGTACAAAAATTACAAATAAGACAAAGCACCCTATTAGTTTTAATATCATCATTTGCTTAAAAGTTTTAAAAGTTGGTGTGGTGTATATATTCTGCTTTCACCTGAGTAATTTTCAAATATACAAGTAAAGTTATCGTTCTCCCAAGTCCATAGACTTCTAACATTCTTTTTAATGTGGCTGTTTAATACCCACTTGATTGTTTTGTAAGTTCTTTCCATTTCTATTTATTTAAGTTATGAATACGCTAAGGGTTCAGAAAAAAATAAGAAAATAACTGCATTGTTATTTAAGTTAAGTTTAGCCCTTAGCATATTCTTTATATAGTTTTTTTATTCCATCAAAGCAAGTTGAGATACAAGAACCGCAATTCGTTCTTACATTGTAGTTAGTATTGTATATTGTGTTATAAGTTTCAATCATCCTCTTTTTTGCTGCTTGGTCTTTTGCTCTGCCTGTTTTTAAGTCTTTCCACATATCTAATATCTCATCTACTATTTCCTGCGGTAAGCTATCAGGTGTTTCTACTTCAGTTGTTTTATCCCAATATTTCTGAGGACAATGTTGAGTAGCAATTCTTGCCTTAACTTTCATAAAACAAGTACATATCTTACAATTTCCTGTAGGTTTAAAATAGTAAACACAACTCCTACAAATTGCTATTCTATCTTCATAGACTTCATTAGGTACAAAGAACTTATTCATATTATGATGGCCATATCACTACAAGTTTAATCATTCAATTCTTTTTTAAGTATCTCTCTTACTTTATCTATTGTAGTAAATAAACTATTCCTGCTTATTCCTGTCTTACTTGCTAGACTGTCTAAAGTTTCTCCTGAGTAATACAATTCAAATATCTTTTTATCGTACCAAGTTTGTTTATCTAATACTTTGTCTATTTCTTCTAGCTTCTCCCATTTGTAATTGTCTTCTGTTTCTTCAGGTAAGTTATAGATACTATTATGAAAATTGTTTTGACTCGTACTTGTCATATAAACTCCTACTAAATTAGTGTAGTATTTTTTATACTTATAATAGAAAGGACTTCTTACACTTGTTAAACTTCTTCTCAATACTACTGCACCATATCCTTTTATTCCTTTCAATCCATCTTTTTCATAAATGTCTTTTAAAGTCTGAGGGTTCATCTGAAGGAAATAAATCATAAGTTCCTGAACAGCGTCATTAATTGCTTCTTCATCTTGCGTTATACCATAACACATCTTCCTAAAAAAAGAACTTAGCTTAGATATTTCTGCATAAATCTCAGTCATTTATTTGTTCTAAAGCATCAATCTTATCTGTTACATCGTGTACCATTTCATCTAATACAGTTTTATATGCTCTAAGTGTAGGTGAATTACTTTTTGTTTCTAATCCTGCAAAGAACCCATTTGTAGCTACTGATAAGTTTATAGGAATAATCATAAGCCAATCGTACCAATTATTCTCTTTAACTCCTTTACCATAGTTATTATGATATTCAAGTATTATGTCTACTACATCTAAATAGTTATTGTATTTCGCTTTTGTGCTTACTTCTTTTGAGAACTCAGTGCACATTAAAATATAGGTTTCTATTATAGTCTTATGTTCCTCACTTGCATATATCGGTTCTCTCATACGCCAAACTTAGTAAAAAAGTTTACTCAATTCCTTTTTCTTTTTTTAACTTATCAACAAGTGATTTGTAATAACTTATCTTTTCTTCATATTCTATCCTAGAAATCTTTAAAGTTATTCTAGCTAAATATTGTAATTCTTCAGCTTTACCTTCTCCATACTTCCCATCTAAAGCTAGACTGAATTTGTACTGTTCACCCCAAGCATAGACATTACACTTAACACATTGCACCTGACAATTCTCCTCATCAAATCTAGTAGACAAATGCTTACGGCTTTGAAAATGTCCGTTCTGCATTCCGTCCTTATAGTGTCTAACTATTCCACAGGTGAAGCATTGGCACATTCCGTATTCGTTTGCTTCCCTAAGTCTTATGTAAAGACTGAACCACTTGTCAAGTTCCTTTTTTAATTTACTGACTGTCTTCTTCAATTCTTATTAAGTTTTTGATTAATACCTTAACGATTTGTTCTTGGTCAAAAGTGCTCCCTTCTCTGACTTTTCTACCACCATAATAAAAGATACCTCTCAAGTTATTTATTCTTTCATAGACAATAGCATTATTAAAAGCCCATATAATTGCTACAGGTTTACCACTATTGACTTGGAGCTGTTGCGCTCTTACTATTTTACGCATAGCTACAATAACATCTTGTTTGTCCTCTATATTCTTGTGTACTCCTTTTACTTCAGCAAAGCCTGTTATCTTTCCTTTGTTATATAAAACTGCGTCAATGTGAGCATATTCCTCGTGTGAACCATAAGTTAAATCAAAGTGATTGCAAAACTGTTTTAAAGCTTTGTTCTGTCTTTCTCTATGTGTTTTTCTTTCAAATTTCATCTCAATTTTCTTATTAGCCACATTACAATGGCTGTCACTATTACCCAACCTATCATCTTAATAGCTTTACAGGTTCTTGATAGTACATAACTTCTTTAGGGTTCTGTTTTAATGTTTCTACATTATAAGTAGCTACATCTATTCTTTCCTTTTTATGCGCCCATATCCATTTATAAAAATTTCTTATAGTTAAGAACGGTTCATCTTTGCCGAACCTTATAGCTACTCTAAAAGCATCTTCAACTTGATTAAAAGTTATAGGTCCCCATCTTTTTTCTCTAATTAAATCAGCTGCAAATATTTTACTTAAACTAGCTATTGTTTTACCATCAGTATTAAACCCTATTGATATTTTTGTTTCAGTAAGTAAATCATAAACTTTAGGAATAAGCTCCTCTAAATTTTCTTGTTGTAATGGTTTCATAGCTCAATATCGTTTATAGTGTTATCTAATTCATCTATTGTTTTAAGGACTTCTTGTTCTATATATTCATCCATAAAAAATCTTACAGTATCTAAAATATCCATAGGGCACAATATATAGTCTTGCATTTCGTTCAGTTCGTCTAGCAGTTTCATTTCAAATACATCTATATCTAATTCTTCTTTCATAAGTATTCTTTTCCTTTTAAGTATTCATTTAATTGCATATCTATTTTAGACATTGTTTTTGGAGCATAAGTTTTTTTATTTTTAGCTCTCATTTCCCAAGTCCTTACACAAGCTCTCCAATCTTTCATTTTGTTTTTACCTACCATCCACCCTTTACTTTCATAGAAATTAACAAAAGAAATAGCGTCTACCTTATTATCCCTTTCAATACAATAAAGCTCAACATCATTAACACTTGGCTTTTTAAAGAGTTTATTAGTTATTTTTATTTCTTTATTCTTATTAATAGTTGTTAATTTAGTTTCTGAAAAGTCATTAAGTTTATTAACCACTAGTCCTTCAGTTTCTTCACAACTTAAGATATTCAATAAGTTAGCTTCATTAATTTTGAAGTATTGCTTTGCAGGTATTCCCTTACGCTTAGTTTCTATTATTTCATGCTTTTTAAGCGTTTTAAGGACTTTTCTTTGTTGATATGAAGTTAGTGTAGTATCTCGTTCTATATTGGCTTCAGTATTAAAAAACCAACCATCAGTCATTCCGTTAGCTATAAAGTATTCTTCTTTGCTAATTAGGTCAGCAAGTAGGACTGCACCCTTCAATCCTACCTGCTTTGCTAATTGCTTGTTCACTATTAAAAAAGCTGAACTACTTAGTAAATGTTTCATATTACTTCTATTTCGTGTTGATAATTTTGAAGTGCTAACTTACATAATTCTAATTGATTATAGAAGTCTCTGTAAGAAACTTTAATATCAGTTCCAAATTTACCTGAAACAATACGAATAGTTGTTTGGTGTTTTGCACTATCGTGTATGCCATTTTTCCTCAGGTGTTCCTGTAAATTATACAAGTCTATAAAATTTAATTTAGCGTCCTTGATTTCCGTGTAAGCGTTAAATACTTTTATAAATGTTTCACGATACAAAGGGAATGATGAATAGTTAGCTGAGTGGCATCTTTCATAATGATTTACACTTGTTCTGTTTCTGTCTAATACCTTAGCAATTACTTCCCTATGTGTTTTATCTTCTAGTCTTGAAATCATAGCAGCCACCATTCTAGGCACTTGGTATTCTGTCTTTCTAGTTTTTAAAGCTAGAGAGCCCTTTGGCAACCCTACTAAACTTGTAGTAAGGTCGCAAAGGTTTTTAAAGTTATCTTCTGTATTCATCTTAGAAAGGCATATCTTCTTCTCCATTCTGTATCTTGTCTGAAGATTTATTACTCTGATTAGTGAAAAAGTAGCCATCTATATTGTGAAAATATCTACCATTGTATTCTCTTGAATAAACATTACAAAGGACTGATACTTCCATTCCTACTTCTAGCTTGAGCATTTGCTCTAATTTATCACCAAAGGCACTTACACATATTTCATTGTTAAAGTCTCCACCTGTGTCAATTAAGATAGATTGCTTCTTCCATTCTTTACCTGCTTTAGATACTCCTGTTTCTAACTCAAGTATCTTTACTAATTTTCCTTTTACTTCCATTTTTTTTGTTTTTTTAATTAATATTATTTTTTATTTCTGTTGGTACTTCTATTGAGTGTAATTCATCTATGATACTTAAAACCCCATTTTCTACTTTTTTATCAGACAAAAGCTCATCTATTTTAGCTTGTTGTTTCTTAGATATTTTATATTTACATAGCCTTTCCCTAACTGTATCTCCTTTACCATCTCCAATAGCTACAACCATAGCTGAAAATTTAGCGTCAGATAATTTTTCTTTTTTAGGATTTTTAGGTTTATCTTGTGCTTTAGCATTTAGAACTTCATCAGCACTTGCAATAGCTACATCTAATCCTATTCCAATGTTAGCTAAAGCCCTACCCCAAGCACTTGTTTCGCAATTCTCTATGAAAGAAGTTTTGTTAATATAAGAACTCCCTTTGCTTTCGTAAGCAATTCCTGAAGCTATAACCCTACCTTTTTCATTTGAAATAGTTGCTTTAATTACACATCTATCTTCAGTTAAGTCAATAACTTCTGAAGTCAAAGACCAATCTTTAAAGTGTTCCCTAAAATATTTAATCCTTTCTTTTACTTCTACATACTGTTTTCCATGAATGTTTATTGTTCTCATATATTTCTACCTATGTTAGTCGGCTAGGATTTTTGCCTGTTAATAATTTCGTTAAAAATAATAAATTTAATTTAATAGTCTGAATATTTTGCCCAATTCTTTTGAAAAATTTGACTAATATCATCTTCAGTAATTGGATAATCTTCAAGTTTATATATTGTTTCTTCTATATTTCCTACATAATAAGCTTCGTGATTTAATAGCTCTCTTAGTATGATTTTATCCCTACCATTTTCTTTCATATCCTGCTTTATACTATCCTTATAAATCTTATCAAGCCCATTAATTACTTCTTCAACATTAGGTTTTTCAGTAAGCATTCCCTGACCTAAGTTCACATATTTTACATTTTCTTTTCTGCCTTCCTCAAATTGTTTCTGACTAAAAGCAAAGATTGTTCCTGTCTTGTTAAATAAAGCTGTTTGCTTTTCTTCCATATAATCGCTTAAGTATTTCATTTTTCTTGTATGTATTTAATTGTTTGCTCTTTAATGTATTCTAATTGTTCTTTATCTATCCACTCTAAGAAGTTAAAAGCGTCAAAGCATAATGTAAAGTCTTTTCCCCATTCATCTTTTCCTCTTAGGTATAGTTCGTTGTCTACACATTGAAATGTATTTATTTCGTGCATTCTTTTGTGTATTAAGCATTCGTGTTCCATTACTTCTCCTTCACTGTCTAAAATATCGTAAGAACATTTGTTGCAAGTTTTGTATTCTGTCATTTTATTTAGTTCTTCATCTCTGTCAAATTCTTCAAGCATTTCTTTATGCCATTTCTTAGGAACTTTTCCTATTAGTCCTTTGTGGTATTCTTCTCTTGTCATTTTATTTAAGGTTTATTATTACAGGCAAATTGCCATTATTTTCATAGTGTTTTTTATAGATTTGGTTTAGTTCTAAATCCCAACTGTCCTGAAGTTGCCAACCGTATTTCTCTATCATCTCACAAAACTTGTTATAGATTTGTAATTCAGTTCCTACAACAACAACTGAGCGTTTGTTATAGGTTAAGTCATTACCGCCAAATGTTGTTGCCTTAGCAGGGATGTATTGAGGTTTTAACAGCCAAAGGTCAGCTCTTACTTTAGTGTTATCTAAATCTCTTTCAAAAAGTTTTGAAAAGAATGGCTTATTGTAATCTACATAAGTAGAGTGTTCTAAATATTCTGCGTCTAGTATTGTCATCTTAGCAGTAGTTTTGAATGTAAAGTAAAGTACCTAAGATTGATGCTCCTATTAAACATAAGTGAGCAAGTAGGTCTAACATCTTAGCTTGTCTTCTTGTTTTAGCTTTAGTTAGATTGTAGGTGTCGTATTGACGAACACCATCTTTGTATATTTCGTTTACTAATAAGAATGTTTCATATTCTTTTTCATTTAGGAAGTGAGTAGCTCCTGTGTTTTTACTTACGATTTTGTAGTTCATTTCTTGATTGTTTGTGGGGGTTTTTAAGCCCCCTGATTAATTTATTTGTTTTTAAGTTCTTTATATATAGAATCAACATCTTTGTCGTTTATATACTTCCAAAGAACATCTATTTCCTTTTCTAGTTCTTTTCTTGTTTTCTTTTTCTTTGGCTGTATTGATTGCCAAATTTTAAAATAGTCTTTTTTTGTTTGTGCTTTCATAGTTTTGTTTATTTAGTTTATTTTTTTGTTTGTTTGATGGTGCTAAACTACAAAACATAATTGATATAAACACAATTATTAACAGAATATTTAACAAAAAGATTAAAAAAAGTTATCCCTTATCTAGCAAATAATACTAAAATAAATTTAAAAAAAGATTAAAATTGGTTAAAAAAAGCGTTAAAAAAGAGTTTTAAAAGCTAAATTGAGAAGTATAAAACTATTAAAATAAGCGCAAAATAAAATAAACTTAGTTTTGTTGAGTCTTTTATTTGCATTATAATGGCATTAAAAGATTGAGTGGGGTTTGACCGTTATTTAACACAACTGCACAGCCAACAGCAGGTCTTTTTCCATATTTTGCGTAAGCCATAGCGTAAGATTTGTGATTGATGCCACAACCGACTTGAGTTCCGAATACTCTGAACTTCTTTCCGACATAGTGTTCAGTATAACATTGAGTATGAAGATGTCCTTGTACTGTATTCATCATATCAGCACGGCATTTGGTTCTAGCCGTACCACCTTCTCCGTGTATATATTGTACTCCATCTGCTTCATATCGTTCTACAAAGTTCCAATCAGGAGTTTCTAAGACTTCTTTAAAAGACTTTATCCATTTAGAAGGTATTGAGGAAGTCTGAGCTTTACGCATTATTATTCTATCGTGATTTCCTATAATAACTGTAGCCATAGGAAAAGCGTCTCGCCATCTTCCTATTTTTTTAATAGCTAATTCTAGCTCATCTAAGCCGCCCATTCCATCAGCACTAGCCTCATGGTAGCTAGAGTAATGATTGTCGATTACATCACCTATAAACACTACCTCTGTGCAATTATAAGCATAGTATTGTTCTATACAGAAGTCTAAGTAGCCATCAAGACAAAAAGGTTCATGCAAGTCACCGATAACTAGGACATTTCTAGTTTCGGCTTCTCGCATCTTTTCTAGTGCCACAATTTCATGCGGCTTTAATCTGTATCTATTACTTTTTTGCAACATCAGCAATTCCCTGACCTACAATTAAAGTAAGGATTGCATAGTACAAATCTTTTGCAGTTGTTTCATCAACTCCTAAGTAAGTAACTAAAGCAGGTACAACAACAGAACTTACTGCATACCAAAACTTCTTACTCTTAATCATTTGACCGATAAGGTACTTCTCTAAAAACTTTTTCATAACTATTTATTTTTGATTATTAAATTAATGTTTTCGCCGCCTAAATTAAGTATTTCTTTGATTACTAAGTCCATAGCCAAACGAGAGTTTTCAACAGTGTCTTGTTCACGACCATTTCCTACTAGAATACAACCGCTTGTATCTTTAGCTGTATTTCCTCTATGAAATAATATCCAATCCCTGTTAGGTACATCTTGAACTAATAAGTGCAAGTAATCCCTAGTTGCTGACTCTCTTGGAAGTCTTAGTCTTACTTTATATTGACCTTCAGGAATACAGCTTATGTTTCTTTCGTTATTGATATAAGGGTTTTCTAAGGTATCACAAAAGATTTCGCCATTGATAAACAATTTACCAATAGTACTTTCTTCTGTAAAAGTATCTCGAATTATTAAAAGATTAACGCCCTTGACCTCTGTAGGCTTGTTTATAGCCGTTCTGTCCTTTACTTGCGTTTTTGGAGTGTACACCCTTTCGCTTTTTTCTAACGCTCTTAAAAGCGCTTGTAATAACTTTACGAGCCATCTATTTAGATTTTTCAAATTTACAATTTTTAGAACACCACCCTAGACATATTCTTTCTTTAGTTAGAATGTATAATAATTTACATATTAGTCTTTTCATATTTTAAGAATTTATATATAGTAAAACTTATAGCTAAAATAAGTGAAACTAGCGTTAGTATTTCGTTACAGTCTGTTATGCTGAACCCTATTGCTGATGCGTTAGCTAACCCTACTTGTACTGTGTCTTTTACTTCTGTCATTTTGTTTTGTTTTTTTATCTAAGTAAGTCTTTAACTTAGTAACATTTTTAGTTTTCGGTTTATAGTGTTTCTTCATTAATCAGAAGCGTTTAAAAAGTTTCTCAAAGTAAGTTTAGTTCCCTGTTTCATTGGTCTTTCAAGGTTCATTCCGTTATAGTAAGCATTTTGGTCAGGGTTCACATCACTCCCTGAGTTGGTGTTGTATTCAGGGAAGCTAGTTGTGTTGTTAGTTACATAGTCAATTAGTCTTTCCGTATAATACTCAGCTGTGTTTCTAACCTCCTCTCTAAGGTGCTGCGCTTCTTCTGTACTTAAGGCGTTTCCTGTTTCTGAAGTTTTTGAATAGATGTTCCCGTTCTCAATCTTAAACCTTAAAAAAGGAATAGCGTGATAAAAAGCCCAATTTGGCAGCATGTCTCCAATGTAGTCATCTACTAAAGTCTTATAAGCTTCATTACCTACATTACCTATTGTACCTGCTGTAATTAAATCTTTTAATTTTTGTGTAAGGTCAGTTCCTAACTTAGTTTCTACATAGAGCTTCTGTGCTTGTCTTACATAAGGAAGTAATAGCTCAACATCAACATTTAAATTAATTGCTGTACTGTCTTTCAGCTTAGCTTCTGATATAAATAATACATATGCCATAATTATCTTGGTTCTAAAAATCCGTTATTCTTCATTCTCTTTGGTGGTCTTGCCACTAGCTTGTCGTTTCTCTCAGCTGTAAATCCTTCAGATAATGCTTTAGTGTAAGATATTGCTTCACTTGGCTTGATATTACTCTTAGCACCTCTTAAAGATGTTTTATAGATTTGTCTCAACCAAAAATGATGGCAGTTACCACCACCCTTATAAAGCCATATTGAATAAGTAGCAGCACCTCTTGGTCCCCAACCTGCGTTTACAGCTCTTGAACCCATTTGTAAAATATCCTCTTTTCTGTAAACTTTTCTTGCTGACATCATTTTACTACAAAAATCTCTTGTACTTCCTTCTTGACTTAGGAAATTATCTTTAGTGTAAACATACCTAACTTTATAAAACTCATTATCTGATTTATTAGTTCCGTCTTGACTACTTCTTGCGTTAGGTCTAGCTGTTCCTGTTGATGCTAATTCTGTTTTATCATTAGCTATATTATTAAGCTCGTTTTCAAAGTCAAAGTCTTGGTGTTCTCCATCTACTATTTCTTCTTCTATCAATTCCCAATCTTCTGAAATATCCTCTCCAAATTCTTCAATAAATTTATCAAGTTCAGTAACTTCTGTTTTAGCAAGCTTCACATCTTGTTCTACTGTATCTTCATCTCCTAAAGGCTCAAGCCCTAAGTCAGCTCTTATTTCGTCAATCGTCATAACTTCTCTAATAGTCTTACTATCAAATTGAACTGTAATAGGTTTTAATTGTACAAATTCAACAGGCAAGTCTATATTGTTTACTGAGAATATAGTTTGTAAAGTATTTAAGATATTTAATTGAAATCCTCTTACTACTGTATTTTGATAGAAATTAGCTGCATTTATTAATTCATCTGCATTACTAGAAAAACCGTTATTCGTATCAATACCCATTAAGGTCTTAGATGTAATTCTATGAGCTGCACAAATATTAGAAACTAGAAGCTCTTGTAAAGCTAGATACTGCTTGTCTGCATCAGAAACGCTTATAGGAGTAATTTCAGGCACTCTAGTCTTATCGTCTGAGAAAGTCAATACAAACTTCCCTGAGTTAGATGCTCCTGTAAATTTATCTACTAAGCTTTGTTCTATCTGTCTTCTTTCTTCTGCTGTTGGGATGCCATTAGCAAAGCTCACGAAATACGAGCCTGCAAAGCCGTTCTCTATATTATTAAGGTGGAACTCAGCAACCTTTTGGTCTACTAAAGCCCAATTACAACCTGCTATGTAATCAGGAGTATGGTATATGTCCATATTAGGACTGTAAGCTCCTGAGTAAATTAACTGACTTCCTGAAGTTCTATCGTTCACATTAAAAGCAGCAATAGGATAAGGTTTATTTGTTCTAGTGTTTCCCCAATCAGCACTAATAAAGAAGGTATCAACCTTCCCTAGCTCATTAGGTCTTCCTGCCCTTACTCTCTCTACAGGCACATGATACACCTCAGCGATTTCTGTTCTTTCTCTATTCCATACAATATGTAATGCGTAAGCTCCTTGAAGCTTAAAATCAAATGCTACCTTTTTTATTACTTGGTGGAGACTTTCATTAGAATTAGCGTGTCTAAGAAACTTCTTTAATTTAACATACGCTTCTAAATTAATAGCATCTTCTTCTTCACATACTAAGTCTTCACCTGCTATCATTTCAGATGTCTGATTTATAATTGCAGCGTGTGTACTAGAATTGTAGTACAAGTCAATTAAGAACTGAGGGTAGAGGTTTCTCCAATCTTCCGTTCCGTACTCTATATAGTCACGACCTCTTACTTCCTGTACTATTGGTGCAGTTGAAGTTTCTAAGTTAATGCTTAATATTGTATCTTTCATATTTAATCCTTTTTTGTCCATTCAGCAGAATGCATTATTGCTAATATCTCTTGATGATTATACTGTTGCAATCCTACTAAAAAACTAGGAGTTTCTCCTGTGAATTTTAATACTGTTTCTGTTCCATCTAAAGAAAGTCTTAATGTATCTTGACTTGTTTCTTCTACTTGAGAAAAATCAATAGTTGATACATTTGCCATATCGTAAATTACATATATCATATTATTATCTTTTAAGGTACAACTGTTACTATATCTCCTGAAGCCATATTGGTCATAGTTCCATCATTACTATTGGAACTTTGGTCTGCAATTGTAGGATATGATGCTGTTCCATTAGGGTCACCCATTCTCCACCAACCCTGTAAGTTGCTACTACTAACATAATCCCCTGAATTTTGTGTAAGTTCAATAGGTACTCCTGAATTATAAACTGCAACAAGTTCTGCTGAAGTTAAGGCTTTATTCCAAACAGAACCCTCATCTATATTTCCTCCAAAAAAGTTCTCTCCTGCCGTATTTGATTGTGCATCTGCTCCAAACATTAAAGGCAAATCAGAGACACTATAAGCTATATCTGCTCCTGCTGCTGCATTTGCTGTACCTTTTTCAACACCATCCAAAGATATTGAAGCTTTTCCTGTTGCCTTATCATAAGTAAAAGCCACATAATGAAATCCTGTTAATGCTCTTAGAGTACTACTAAATGCAGTTCCTGCTGAAGGAAGTAAATATCCCGGACTACCACTACCTGTGTCACTAACTCTTATTTGAGCTTTAAAAGTAGTAACAGTTGCATTGTAATTATTTGAGAACAATAAACCCCAACCACCTGTACGAATACAACCAAAAGGAGTGTAGTTAGTATTATTATCAGGAAAAGCCCAAGTGCTAGGTTTTATCCAACACCCAACAGTTATGTTGTCTGTAGGCATAATCGTACTATCTTTAGTAGTTATTAGAACATCATCTACACCATCAAAATCTAGTGAATATAAATTCTTCAATCCTGTATCACTAGGTGCATTAGAACCCCCTAGCATTTGTCCTAGTTTTAGAATTCTCATTATATAACTTCCTCGTAATAACAAATCGCTAATCCACTAGTCAAAGTGATAGCTGTACATTGAAGAAATAAAGTTGTTCCTGCAGGTATAGTCGTATGAAGACTTGCTGCTGCTGAACCTGTACCTGTTTGAATATTAGATGCAGCTATTGAAGCTATAACACTTTCTGTAACAAAGTGAATTGCATAATAGTCTTTACTTGTCATTGCTGTTGTAGTTATTACATCACATCTATGTTTTCCTAGTTGCTCAGTTAATAATTGTTGTACATTTTCTATTGCCATTTTTTTTTATTTTATTGTCCGTAATATATATAATTTGTTTCTGTTGGTGCTTGTCTTTGTGTATATTGAACTTGCTGAGTTCCATCTCTTTCTGCTAGATACATTTTGCCCTTTGTAACTAATCCCCTCACTACTCCCTTAGTGTCAGCTGCAGGAATTAAAACATCATCCTCAGTTGCAGGTGCATTACCTGAGCTAACTGTTACTGCTCCTATCCATCTAACCTCATAAATTTCGTACTTATAATACCCTGCAGGAAATAGCTTTACTCTTCCTATGTAAATATCAGGAGTAGTATTGTAATCAATTTGTATTGTAGTAAATCTTTCTTTAATTAATTCAGTTTTACCATAAGCGTAAAAAACAGACTTATCCAAGTCATTAGTAAATTTTATTAAGTGTCTTATTTGAGTAGAAGCAAAAGAAGTATCTATACGATTATCCTCAGTCTGAACATATATTAAAAAAGACGATTCTGTTATTGCTTGTATCATAGTTAGTTTGTCTGTTATATAATAGAAAAACTATGAATTTATTTGTATTGAGTTAGTAATAAAAAGAAAAAGGTGAGCCTAAGCCCACCCTAATCAAGAAATATATAAGAAAACTACTAAGAAGGGTCTATACTTACATTAGTAAATGCTCCATTGTCAAATGGATTAGTTGTGTAGTCTGCTACCATTGCAAATGGTGCAGGCTCTAAGCCGTCAAATGTAAGAGTGTAACCGTTCCTGTCGCCAAAAGCAGCACCACTATCCATAGTTCCTGCGTTAAGTTCCATTCCGTTAGTTACTCCTAGTCCTACTATTACATTATGTCCGTTATCTAAAGTTGCATTTAACTCTGCAAATATAACCACTTTAGTTTGACCTAATAATTTAATTTCGTTTTGGTCTTCTTTTGTAAGTTTGTTAAGAACTACATTTACAGTTGGAGTGTAGAAAATTGTTCCGTTTTCTCTACTTCCTGTAATTGTTTCTGTAATACTTGCAACTCCAAGAGGTGTAGTGTATCTAAATAAACCACTTCCTGTTCCTGCAACCATTTCTATATCAGTAATTTCTCCTGATGCTTGAACTATCCCTGTTCCATCAATAGGGTCTACAAATTTATCATAAACTCCAAAATAAATATTCTTTACTCCTCCACTGATTCTATTACAGTCAAGTCCCCTACCTTTTGTTAGTGCTGTACAAGCCATGTTATTTTATTTTTTTAGGTTAAGGGAGTGAGTGCCTAAGCACCCACTTCCGTATTATTTATTTTATTA